CTATCTTGATGGTTTAGATTTTGGTGTCTTTAAAATTCCAACGTTTACTGCAAGCACAAAAAAAATCCTTCATTATTTTGGCCCGATCTTCTTTGTACTCAACATCCTGCTATTTATGCGAATTTGGAAGCCATATAGAGTTAAAGACAAGGATAATAGGAACAATTCAGAATTCAAATCTCAGTCCTTCATTAAAGATCAGATAATAGTAAACAAGCTGATAGATACGTTAGAATTGCAAAGCTTTATTTATATGACTTTCCGCGAATTCAATATAGGACAAACTTTTTTGCTTTCTCCAAATATCAATAATATAGAAATGCAATCTCATGCGTTTACTGAAAATGGCTATTTCAATTATCTAATAGAAAATTCGATTTCCCAGTATTCCTTCAAGTTCTTTGAACATTCAAATCGAAACCGATATTTTACTGTTAAAGTTAATAATGATTCACCAGAATGCCTAATTGAACTGCATTTAGAATCAGAAGACAACAAAGAAATAAAAAATAAATTTTTAAAACATTTCAAAATAGATAATCTGGAACTTTAAAGAGACATGGGACTCATCTTTATTATGTGGTGTTGAAAGCGCTACCGGTGGCCTTGATTGGGATAATTTCCCGATTCATGCGAAAATAGCGGAGGAAATAAACACCGAATTCTAATATAAAAACAAACCAAATTTGGAGTGCTACATATGAAAGTGATTATGGATATTACTATTGCAGTCAAGGGCAAGCATATACATTCAATTCTAAGAAAAGAATATGACACCAAAATTACACCTGCGCCGGGTATTGAAATTGAGGATTCTGCTTGGAAGAACTCTAAAATCCCTACAGCCATTACATGCAATTTTCATGATGAATATTATCTAATAAATTTTGAGACTGTGCAACTGGACACAGATACGGACTGCAAGCGGGAAGCAGATATGTACCGTCTCCATGGTTGGAACAACCCATAGAGAGCGGGTAGCTTAGCAGAATGGGGTTTAATAAGTCATTTAGAGATGGAAGAGGGCCTTAAGAATTACAGATATTCACAACTATTCGCAAGTTCAGCAAAACTACAGATCTATTACAACATCTAAAACTCCCTTTAAACCTACACTATTCGGTTCGCCTATTGCACCTGCCGAGTTTGACAGGCTGATAATTCCTCTAATGGCAACTGCTCCGGCCGTTTTTTCAACGCATCCTTGTCGAACATATCGTACCAGTCCGGGCAGCCGGTACCCCATTGCTGGATGACAAAGGCATGATCCGGGTGACGGCAGTATTTTTCAAGGCCTTTAAAACCAAAGTAATAACAGGTGCCGCAAACCCGGTTGGACATGATGACCTCCTGGGGGTACCAGCACTGCAGCCGGAAACGACACCATTGGCAGTCGAAGGAATCTTTTTCAAATGACCGCTCCGGTAGCGTGTTGGCTGCTATGATTCGGTAGGCGCGCTGGTTCAGGTATTCAAAATCACTGCGGTTGAAATAGAGTCGTTCGAGATGGATTTCCGAATTGTCTTTGCACTGGATGGCAACCAGGGCGCGCTCCAGGCCGGCATAGCCCATGTAGCACTGGCACTGGCAGTAATAGAGCGGCTGGACCTTGCGCACGCCGGCGGTCTTGAACATCTGGAATTTTTTCTTGTTGGCGCTTTTGCATTCCAGCATGTGGGGCTGTTGGGTGATACCATGGATGCGCCCGTCCCAGTGGCCGCGAAAGTGGCCGCCGTGGGCTTCAAAGACGCGCTGGCGCTGGTCGACCTTGTAGCCGGCCGATTCGAACCAGTGGATCAGTTCCTCTTCCACGTGGTCGCCGAATCGAAAGAGCATGATCACCCTGCCCTCAACGGGGTTGGGGGTGAAGCCTCTGAACCCGTACCACAGCGCCCGGTCGCAGGGAGTGCCGATTTCGGACATACCCAGGTAGTGGCGGTCGTTTTTGCGTGTGCGCTCCGCGGCTTCGTAAAGGTCGTTGACCACCCGGGTGGCGGTTTTATCCATCGTGGATGTGATCGCGGCCATTTTCTTCTCCGGTAAGGTTCCAGGGCTTGACGCCCCAGTGGTGTACGTTCCACCACTTGTTTTTTTCGATGATTTCGATCCGGTCAGGCAGGCTCATCTGCAGTTCGCCATAGCGGTTCCTGGCTTCGTCCACGGTTTCTGGCGGGTCGGTGCCCACCAGGTGCTGCCAGAGCCGTTGCGCCCGCTTTCGGCCCCACCTGGAGGCGTTGCCCTCAAAATCCAAAAATTCATTGACCCAGAAAGGCTGGATGGATTCCCCGGTCTGGCAGGTCAGCTTCATGCGCAGCATGTTATTGCCTGCCCGGGAGGTGTAATCTTCGATTTGCACTTCGACGATTTCAACGGCCAGCGGCGCGGGGGCCTGGGACCAGGCCACGCTTTTCATATCCACATCGCCGTGGTGTTCGACCGTCTCCTGCGGCCAGGCATAGCCGCAGGACCTGCAGACCTTGGCTGCCACGGCGATCAGCTCAAAGCACTTGGGGCAGACCTTTAAAATCGGGTCACCGGTACCGGTGCTGCGTCCGGGCACGGACACGTGGGGTGTGTCCGGATCCCCATGGGTTGAGCAGTTGCTGGAAAGATCCAGGATCAGGACATCGGTTTTGTTCGGATGGGGGCGAAGGCCGCGGCCGCACATCTGCACGTAAAGGGCCGCCGATTTGGTGGGTCGGCACATGATGACGCAGTCCACGGCCGGGCTGTCCCAGCCTTCGGTCAGCACACCTACGTTGCAAAGGATGCGCACCAGACCCTTTTCGAACAGATCCAGGGTCATATCGCGCTTGGGCAGCTCCATTTTCGAATGCACGCAGGCCGCGCTGTGGCTGGCCTTGCGAAAGGCCTGCATGACCTTTTCCGCGTGCGCTATGGTCACGCAGAACACCACGATCCGCTTGCGGTCGGTGGCGTACTTTTCCATGGCGCGCACGGCCGAGCCCACATGTTCGCTGCGGCTCATCACCTCGGCCAGGTCGGCTGTGTTGTAGTCGCCGGCGACCTTTACTTTTTTCAGATCCCGGGAGATGTTCCTGGCTTCCTTGGCGCGGTAGGCGCAAAGATAACCTTGTTCTTGCAGCTCGCTGATCCCGATGCGGTAGTTGAGCGAATCGAACAGGTTGTCGTGGTCGGCTCTTTTGACCGTGCCGTAAATGTACCCGTGGCCCAGGCGAAAGGGGGTGGCGGTGAAGCCCAGGGTGCGCACCTTGGGGTTGAAGCGTTTCATTGCGGCCAGCCATTGCTGGTACTGGCTCTTTTTGTTGATCGGCGGCACCCGGTGGACTTCGTCGATGATGACCAGGTCAAAGGGCGCTGTGTATTCGATGCGGCCCATCAGGGTCTGGACGCTGCCGATCACGACCGGTTTGTCGGTGTCCACGGCCAGTCCTGTGGAGGCGCAGGCCACGCCGATGGGGGCAGCGGGCCAGACCTTGAGCAGCTTGTCTTGGGCCTGGGTGATCAGCTCCCGGCGGTGGGCCAGGATGCCGATGCGGATCTGCGGCCAGTCGGTGAGCAGGGTTTCGATCAGCTTGCAGAAGATGATGGTCTTGCCCGCACCGGTGGCGGCCTGCACCAGGATGTGCTTTTGAAGCGGGATTGCCTTGATAATCGTATCAAGGCAATCCTGCTGGTAGGGCCGGAGCGCAAAGGCCATGGGCTCTTAGGCCTTTTCCCAGGGCATGACCGGTTTTTGGGCCTGGTCGGCGGCCGGCTGGGCGGCGGCCGCGGGCGGGTTGTCCGTGCCGGCGCCAAGAGGCTTGAAGGCGCTGACCTTGTTTTTGTCTTCGTACTGGCCGTTTTTGTCTTTTTCGATCTTCAGCCGCACCATGAGCTCCTTGCCGTGCAGTTCCTCGGTGTCGGCGATGAAGTTGGGGTTGGGGTGGCCGGCGCAAACGGCCAGGGCCTTGAGGCGTTTCATGGAGACCTCGTTTCCCAGGCTCATGATGCCCCAGACGCGGTTGGGGTGACCCACGATCTCGTAGGTCCAGTTGATATAGGGTCCCTTGTCGCCCTGCTTGATCTCCGAATCGATCACCCGGGCGTGGTACCAGCCGGGGGGCAGGACGTCGAAACCGGTTTCTGATTCATAGTCGGTCAGGTTGGCGTTGAGTTGTGCCATGGCGGTGTCCTCCTAATCGGTCAGTATTTTGTTTTTGATGGTCAAAAGGTTGGGCGCTTCTATGGGCGCCAGGCGCCCGGAGCGGTCCTTGGCCGGGTACTCGTTGATTGGCTGGGTGTAAAAAACCCGGTGATCCGTGCCGGCATCGTCCTGTTCGATCTTCATGTAGAACACCTCGTCGAAAAACGAGGGCAGCCGCTCTTTGAGCTTGTTGCCGGCCACGGCCGGGGCCACGTAGCGCCGGTTGTCCTGGTCCTTGTCGATGGTCTCCAGGCAGGTGAACACCACGTTGTAGGCTTTGAGATCCCGAAAGCCCTTTACCGTGGTGATCATCGAGTCGGTGTAGTCGTCCCAGCGCTTGAAGTTCTTGGAGGCGTCCGGGTACTTTTCCTTCATGGCTTGGTCGCAGCGGTCGGAGATCTCCGACAGGGAATCGATGAAGACCCAGCCGTAGCGCTCCTGCATTTCCGGTGTGGCCAGCAGCAATTCATAGGCGGCCTTGAAGTCGGCCAAAGAGCCGATCTCGTAACCTTCGATCATGCCGGCCTTTAAAAGATCCCGGACCGAGAGCAGGCCGGATTCGGCCGAAAGCACGCAGGCCTTTTCCTCGGGTTGGGTCACCTGCTGCCACTGGCCGTCGACAAACTGCTGGCCCAGGACCGTGCGGATCAGCGAGGTCTTGCCCAGGCCGTACTTGGCGATGACTAGGCAGCAGATGCGGTCGGCGCTTTCCTGGGTGATGGGTTTCAGTGCCATGGTCTCATTCTCCCTGTTCAACGGTTTCATAGGTTACGCCGGGGGCGGCCGGGGTGACGGTACGGGCCCAGGCAACGGCCTTTTCGAACTCGGCGCTCTTGGCCATGGCCACGGTCAGTTCCTTTGACGACTTGGGCTTGTATTCGTCCTTGAACACCGAGTCGAACCAGGCAAAGTGCTTTTTGACCTCCAACAATCTCGCCTGGTCCCACTTGACGTTCTCGCGCAGCTGGATTGTGGCCTTGATGCCGGGGGCGAAAAGGTGGGCGGTCTTTTTGCCTTCTTCGAACTCGGCCTTTTCGGCCAGTGTCTTGTTGATCTCGCGAAGGCGTTCCGTCAGCCGGTCAATTTGCGCCTTCAGCTGCGCGCCCTCTTTAATCAATGCTTCCATTGTCTTTCACCTCGTCTTTTTCTTTCTCTTTGTTTTTGGCGACATGCCACTTGCAGACGCTTTCGATCCGCTCCACTCTGAAATCTTCTTCTCCGAATTCACGAATCAAAAAGCCGGTGAAGATGCGCGCGATGGCCTGGCCGACTTCGGTTGCCGCGTCCACCACGCAGGTACGCTTTGCCGGGTCCAGGAAAAAAGAGGCGTCGAGCCGAACCTGGGTGCGCCCGTGCAGGCATTCGGTTGCGAGCACGGCCAACAGAAGGGAGTCCTCGACGTCCTGGAACGGGAGCTTGGCGTCGAAGTTGTATCGATAGAGTTCACGGTTCATGGTTGCGTCTCCATTCAACTACTTGCGTTCACGGCAAGGGCGCGCCCGGATCGGATGCTCAGGTGGTCTTGCTGCGACCGCCTTTCATGCGATCCGCTCATTACCTAC